GGGCGGTGTGCACGGGGGCCCGGGCCTCGGGGCCGGCGTCTCGGTCATGGCCGACGGCTCCGGGGAATTCTCCTCCGTCGGTCAGACGGGCGGCGAAAAACGTCACCAAATCACGATCGCGGAAATGCCTAGCCACCGGCACGCTGGGAATTGGCGCGCGTACCACGACTGCCAGAAGCGCAATGGCCGCCAAGAATACATCTCGCTTAATCAGTCCGGGGGTCGCTGGGTCGGCACGATGGCAAATGAAGCGCTGACGACTACTGACACGGAGACGCAGCAGACCGGCGGCAGCCAATCTATGAGTCTCCTGCAGCCGTACTACACGGTACAGAAGATTATCCGAGCCAAATAAGGGGGAGAAACCTAGATGGCTAATTTCACGGACTCAATCACCAAAGCGTCGATCGACCTCGCGACACTCACAGATCGTGACCTCGCGGAGCTGCAGACGATGGCTGAATGGGAGATCCACCGTCGATCGGTGATCGCTGAGTCTCCCGAAAAGCTCAAAGCGCTATTTGAGGAGTACGAGGCCGCGGGCGGCAGTCGAGGCCTCCTACTCGACCGCGTTGATCCGTCCCTGCGCGCTCCCGACCCGTCGACGCTCCCTCCTGCGGTCGACGAGCCTCTCTGATCCCCTCCCGATCCCACCCCATCCCATCCAATCTCATCCAATCTCATCCAATCCCTTTCTATCCCATCGAAAGAAGGAAACGCACAGTGCAGCTAGATCACGAGAACGAGGAAACGAAGGTCCGTCAGATGCCTGAATTCGGCGACGGACCTGCAGACCCACAGAGCGGAAACGAGGAGGCCTGACATGGCAGACGCACAGCAAGTTTTGGATATCGCAGGATCCCAAGTCGGCTACACGCGCTGGGACGATCCGGAAGAAGGCAGCAAATTCGGGCGCTGGTACGCTGAAAAGACTGGCTCAGGTTACTTCGGCGCTTCGGGCGTCCCTTTCTGCGCGATGGGAGTTTCATGGGTCCTCGACCAAGCAGGCACGAGCCTTCTCGGAGATGGACGCCTCTACGCTTATGTGCCTTGGATGGTCCGCGACGCTTCACAAGTCGGTCGTCTGATTGGCTTCTACGATATCCAGCCCGGCGACGTGCTCTGCTTTGACTGGGACGGCGACGGCCTCGCTGACCACACGGGCTTTGCAGACTACCGTGTCGGGGAGTACGTCCATACGGTCGAATTCAATACGTCCAGCGGCGCGGGCTCACAGTCCAACGGCGGCGGCGTTTACCGCCGAGTACGCGCTCACGACGACATCTGCGCGGTCATCCGACCCGCGTATGCTCCAGCACCTGCAGGGGATGGAAGTCTCACTGTCGATGGTTATTGGGGAGCAGATACGACTCGAAAGCTCCAAGAGATCCTCGGGACCACGGTCGACGGGATCGTCTCCAGCCAAGACGAAGACTATGAGGACGATAATCCCGGCCTCACGACCGGCTGGGAGTGGGTCTCCCTCCCAGAGGGCAGCGCGGTTATCGAAGCGCTGCAGGCGACGCTAGGAGTCGAGCAGGACGGAATCTTCGGACCTGAGACCGTCCATGCTCTCGAAGCTCATTACGGCTTCGAGCCTGACGAGGGCCTCGACGCTCCGTCTAACACCATCCGTGCCCTTCAGCAGGCCCTCAATAACGACGCAATCTAAGGAGCTTAAGATGACACCCGAAATCGTAACAATCGCCTCAATCCCCGCAATCCTCGCACTCACCAACCTCGCCAAATCCCTTGGCTTGTCAGGTAAGGTCTCAGCCCTCCTCGCTGTCGTCCTCGGCGTCGCGCTCGCGGTCGGCCAGTATGAGCTTGCCGCGTATGGCTGGTATCAGGCAGCGGCCCAGGGCATGATCCTCGGACTCTCTGCAGCTGGCCTCTATGATGTCTCGAAGCCGCGAGTTAGCGACTCTTACGAGGGCGCCCATCGCGCAGGATCGCGGTGACATATAAGTGCTTCCCTCAGCTATTACAGACTTTCTCAGTGCGGATCTGGTAGCCGCGATCTCCTCCCTCATAGTGATGGGAATCGGCGTCGTGATCGCGTATCTGAAAGTCGTACAAAGCAAGATCAACGCTCAGCTCAAGGACCTCCACAGGGGGGTCAGCGAGGTCGGCGATGTCGTCGAGTCCGTCAAGGATCAGACCCATAACGATCACAGCACGAATCTTCGTGACGATATCGACGCGCTCGGCGGGAAACTGGACGATGTCAGCGAGCTTCTAGCCGATGTGGCTCACACCCAGCAGCTCCAAGGGCAAGAGATCAGTGCCCACGGTAAAGTCCTCGCACAGCTGCAGGCAGCTCAGCAACAGGACCGAGCCGAGCGCATCGCTCTTGATTCACACGCTCACGATGAACATGAGCGGATCTGGCAGGAGCTTGATCGTCTCAAGAAAAAGCTCTGAGCGACGAAACAGCCCTCTATCTCCGAGAAATCGGGGGTAGAGGGCGTTTTTTCGTTTGCTCAGGAGAAAATATTCTCTGAGAGGTCTATTTTCGATAAAAAATATCGATTTCGGCCCGCTCAGAAGTTCGCGCCATACGCGCGCAGGTTGAGACAAGCATTGACTGCCAGGGCGTAGCGGAGAATAGTGTCGAGGCGAGGGTTTGCGTCGTAGTGCTCAAACTCTGCGACAGTAGGTTGGGTGACGCCGATACGCTCGGCGACATCTTTTTGCGTAAGACCACTTTGTTTACGCAGATCGACAAGGGTGCGTAAAAAGTTCTCACGCTCGTCATGTAGCTGAAGCGCGAGGGCTTCAAGCGATTCGAGGTCTAGATTCTCGACCGTCATAGGGAATACCCTATATTTGTTCGTCGAATAGATCAAGGTAGTTTGTCTGAGAGGTCTATTCTCGATAAAAAATATCGATTTCGACACACTCAGCAGTACGCGGAATCCGTGAGTGCGGCGCCCCCATTGCGCCCCCAAGTTTTTATCTGAGTGTGTTTGTGCAGGTCAGATGGGGTAGTGGTGCGTTTCCCCCATCCTCCGCAATACATCCCCGGGATCCGTTGAGATCCCGGGGATTTCCCTTTGTTTGCAACGTTTTTGGGCTGTGGGTATTGAAACCGATATATACCGATTGGTACGCTTGGGGGCGGTAAAAACGCCCCCAATACGCCCCCACCATTTTTGAGGATCGGCCATGCCAAAGAAACTGCCCCCCGGTATCGAATGGGATGAGGCCCGCGGAAAGTATCGAGCGACCGTTCACGAGTCGGGGAAGCGATACCGTCTTGGACGCTTCGATACTTTGTTGGATGCGAAGGCTGCTCTGTCGATCGCGAGGGCCGACGTCGCTAGGGGGATCTTCGTGCCTCCATTGGCGAGGCGTGCGGAAGTGAAGCGGGAGGCCGAGGAGACTGTCCGCGCGCAGACGACTGTCGCAGAGGTTGCTGAGGATTGGCTCTCGGATTTTGAGAGGCAGGTGGATTCTGGGCAGCGGAAACCAGCGACTCTCCGCGAATATAGGAGCGTGCTCTCGGTGCATGTCCTGCCGCGGATTGGAAGCCTACCCGTGCGCGAGGTCGCCTCTCGAGATATCCAGCGCGTGGCCGATCGAGCTGGGAGCGTGCGGACGCGGGCGAAGATCGTCGCTTGTATGAGGAGACTTTTCAATTACGCGGTAGAGAGGGAGATCCTCGCTGCGTCTCCTGTGCGGGTCTCGGCTCCGAAAATCAAAGGCAGCAGTCTCGATGTGGGGAAAATCGCCTTGCCGCATCAGGTCGCTGCCCTGGCTGCAGCGATGCCCGGGCCTCTCCGTCTATCCGTCCTCCTAGCGGCGTGGTGCTCTCTACGCCAGGGCGAAGCCCTCGGCCTCCAGCGCCGAGACATCATCGGGCTAGAATCCGGCTCGCCGAGGCTCCGTATCGAGCGTCAGTGGAATCAGAAGGCTGTGCCTCCGGGGTATACGACTCCGAAAAGCGGCGCGGCGCGCGAGGTGACGATACCCACGGCGCTAGTCCCGGTGATCCGTGATCATCTCGATATCTACGTCGCCGACGATAAAGACGCTCCAGTCTTCCCGTCTCCAATCGAGCCGGGAAAGCCGATCTCCCAGACGAATCACAATAAAGCGTGGGCAGCAGCGCGCGTCGCTGCGGGCCTGCCCGCTTTCCGCTTCCATGACCTCCGGCACACCGGCCTGACACTATACGCGCAGCAGGGAGCGACCCTCGCCGAGATCATGGAAAGAGGCGGGCACACTGACGTCGAGGTGGCCATGCGCTATCAGCATGCAGCGGAGGACCGAGCGAGGAGGCTCGCTGACAGCCTCCCAGTCGAGCTATAAGAAAAGGTCCAGATCAATCTCCATGCTGGCCGGGACCTTCTTCTATCTGATCACTCGCGGGGAGACTTCCCGCGTGAGCGCTCGCGGATGCGCTACCAGTGCAGGTGTAGATTGCGCGCGGGGAGTCGCTAGGCATGTAAAAAAGGCTTTGGCTGAGAGTGATATATTCCATGCGAAAGGGAGGAATAGTCTTCGAAATATCCCTAAAAGTGATCTAATATAGATGTGTAGGTGTAGTTGAGCTTTGTGGAGGATGAAGATGTTCCCACTAAACCTCACTTCCAAGCTAACGGGTGTAACCCCTTACCAGCTCCGCTCATGGAGCAGGTCCGGTCTTCTTGTGCCCGAAATCAGAGCCAAGCGTCCCCCTATATACTCTTTCCGCGATCTGGTAGCTCTGCGCTCAATTGCTTTTCTGCGTTCTGAAACCTCGCTACAAAAAATCCACAAAGCGTTTGACACTCTGAACGTTCTGCACATGGTCGAACACCCCTCTGAGTACTCCTTCGGCACCGACGGGAAGACTATTTTCGTACAAGGTCCCAACGCTGAAGCAATCGACCTGGTGAAATATCCTGGCGCACGCACTCTGTTCACTTTTGAAGAGATGAACGAGGCTTTCATCAACTTCCGAAAGCAGGAAGTCCCGTCATTCACTGCGCCAGCTCCGCACATTTGCGTTGACCCTGCACGCATCGGCGGCTGGCCTGCAATTGAGGGAACGCGCATCGGTTACGACGTCATTGCCGATCTTGCCGGAGCGCAAGATCCTGATGTGGAGTACGTCCTTGAATACTACCCGGGACTCACTCCATCAGCTGTTGAAAGCGCTATCGAATTCAACAGGCAAATCGAAGCTATTGCCTGACCAATGTCCCGGAACCCCGACTCCCGCTGCTTTTGCGTTGATGAAAACATCAGCCCTGTTATCGCGAAAGCTCTCGATCAGATATATAAGCGGCAGCATAGAATAACAAGCGTGGGCGCGTTGCGGCTTAATGGGGCAAAAGATACAGAACTCATCCCTGAGCTCGCGCAGCGTGGCGTAAATGTTCTCATCACGCAGGATCGGCGGCAGCTCTTAAATAAAGAGGAGACGCAAGCTCTTATTGATCATGGAATCCATTGGGCAGGCTTCCCTCTTCCCGATGATCCCCCAAAGGGGACAGCACCTGCCTATCAGGCAGAATGCGTCCTTACACTCATCCCTTACATCATCCACCACTGGGAAGATCTTCCCAGTGCTTATCTCTATGTTCCACAGCGGAAAAAACAAATAACCGTAACCGCCCTGGGAACCCAGGAATAGCCTCGCAGCGCTCGCGGACGCGTGACCCGTGCAGGTGTGTCCTTAGAGTGAAGGCTGTAGGGGAACGCTGTTCGAAGCCGGCACTTATCCAACTCGTTCCGCCCGACTCAAGAGGCACTGCAGGTTATCGCCTGATGCCGTTGCAAGATAAAACAGACTAGCTTGCAACGGTGCGGTCGCAGGCATCGAGACCCCAAGATGTCAAATCGGCATCTGTGCCTAAGATATCGGCCAGCTCGCTCAAAGATGAGCAGCGCTCGCGCTCGTGGCTGACAGTGTCGGGGTCAAGGAGTAGACGTGCGGCCAGTCGGTTAGCGCGCAGCTCTCCGCGTGCGTCTTGGCAGGATGTATGTCCGAGAAGGATGTGAGCCAGCTCGTGAGCGAGCGTCGATCTTTCAACAGAGGGCCGTAATCCGGCTCTGATCCAGATATGCCTTCCGTCGGTCGCTCCCAGTGCTCCAGTAAGGTCTCTCGTATAGGACACAGGGGTACCTATAGTCTCGGCGAGCAGATAGGGATCTACGGGGCCTTGTAGATTCTTCGCGCCCGCCTCAAGCGCGTTCCTCCACTCCTCTTCATTGAATCGTTTCAGCACACGTTGAGGATAAGCTCAGATAAGGTCGTTTCCAGAAAGATTCCTGAACAACAAACGTGGTGTCACCCACACGTTACGCCTACTCCTGAGACTCCTCGCCAAGACTGTTAAGAAAAGCGTCTTCTCGCGCCTCCGGAGAATTCTCTACGCGTCGCGCTGCGAGAGAGACCTCCCAATCGTCAGGCAAAGGAATGCTCACATCTGAGTCTGCAGCTGCGTGCGCCTCGGCCTCCGCTAGAAGCTGCCCTGGATCCAAGTCGAGTAGTGCAGATAGCTGCAAAAGCTCGGAGACGGTCATTGCGCTCGAGGCGTCCAAAATGGCCGCGACACGCGGACGCGAAATCGAAAGTTCGCGCGAAATTCGAGCCTGCGAAAAACCAGCCTCTGTAAACCGGACATTAAGCAACGAAGCCAATTCCGCGGCTTCCGGAGCAACTTTAAGAGGGCGTTTTCCCATGCCACAAATAGTGCCACACACTGTGCCTACTCCTGAGACTCCTCGCCAAGAGAATCAAGAAAAGCGTCTTCTCGCGCCTCTGGGGTATCCTCCACGCGCCGCGCTGCCATCTGAGAGAAATCGGGAAGCTCTTCCTCGTCCATATCCTCAACAGGGGATGGGACTGCCCGCAATGCAGGTGCCGGGACAACCTCCACAGACTGCCCAGTGGTCTCGGCAGTAAGGCGAGCCTCCGCTGCTGCGAGGATCGCCGACATTCGTACGCCTAATGCTGCGCAGATCGAATCGAGGACCGTTACCGTAACGGGGGATAGTGGGCCGTCGTCGGCAAAAAGGCGAATTACACGCGATTTTGATATTCCGGTCTTTTCTGAAAGGACCCGCCGCGAAACGCCCTGTCGAGACATTTCATCGCGCAGTGAGTCAATTACTGCGCGCTCAAAAGCTTGAGGTTCAAAGGCTTTGACAGTCATAGAAACAAGTATGACCCAAAGACGGGCCAAGAGGAAGATGGGATTTTAGAAACCTGACCCACTTATGGGTTGACAAGACCCAGAAATGGGTCTTTAATACATTTTGTGACCCAAAGCTGGGTCGGCGAGATTGGACTAACTAGGAGGCAAGCGGTGAATCCGCTGCAAATCGAAATCAGCGCACGACTCGACGAGTCCGGACGCTCAATTCGCGAATTCGCAGAAGCAGTAGGTATTCCTAACTCCACTCTTCAGCGCAAGCTCGCAGGCAACAGTGAGTTCACCCTTAAAGAGGTTGCCATGATCGGGCGTGCACTCGGCTACCAAAGCCCAAGCGCTTTCATGCACGCAGCAGAACGCCGCGCAGAAGAATCTGCGCTCGCGGCTGCGCAAGGCGAGGTGGCGTGATGGGCGAGACGCGCTTAGTCATCCCAGACGGGGACGGTGTAACCGTTGTCGTCGCTAGTGTAAAAACCTCTAGCAACCTGTTGCTCATCGTGAGTGAGAGCGCGGTCAAAAGTAGCCGAAATGGGGACGGAGGGGTTGACAACGAAGACCCTGTCACCTCCCGAAAGGCTCATAGCGAAAATGGAGCCGATCTCCCCACGTCTTTGAGCTTTCGTGAGCGCCCCGAGAAGCTGGATCAAATCCGCATCTTCGACGGTGAAAACATCATTTCCAAAATGCAAAACACCCATGCGTCTTCCTCTCCGGTAGGTGACGGCGATTCAGCTACGCCGCCTGGTGACTGTGGTGGGTCTCAGCCTACCGGGGAAGAGCCTAACTCCGAAGAAGCCATGCTCACTGGCGAAAACGAGGTGGCGTGATGGGCGTGAACAAGGTGATCAATACGCATGCGTCAGATCTTCGCGACGAAGTCCCCAAGATCATCGAGACCGACAACCCACGCGATCTCATCGAGGCGTCCCTCGCAATGTGTATCCAGCACGTGACAGTCACCATCGGCCTGCTGGGATCCCCCGTCGCGGTGATGACACTGCCCTCCACTCTTATCCAATCCACACAGAAGCAGCTTCTCGAAGCACAGCTCGCGCTAGTCGCCGAACTCCAGAACCTAACGCAGCGCGCAGCAAACGGACTAACCAAGGGAGAGACAGAAAAATGATGAAGAAATTCGCAACCATCAAAGAAGCAGCCGAAGCCACCGGCCTCAGCCCACGAGCACTGCGCGTCTACATCGCCTCCGGACAGATCCGCGACTGCCGCAAAATCGGCAAGCACATCCTGATCCCCGTCGAGCAGATCGAACGAATCGGCAAACCTCTCACCACAGCGCAGTCCCTGAGAGGAAGTGCAGCATGACACTCCCGATCCCCAACTGCGAGGTCGTCGACCTCGACACTCCCGAGCTTGGCGACGATTACGCGATTCAAGACCGCGACAGCGGCGTCATCATCCTCATGGCCTCCCACGTAGATCTGGAGAAGTGACCTCATGAAACCGCAGCTCTCATTCTTCTTGCAGCGTCTGCGCCTCGCGACAGCGATCACGCTCCTCTCCATCTCCCTCATCCTCTCACTCGCACTATGGGCACCCGACAACCAAACCGGAATCTCCCTCTGGTGGGCGCTCGCGGCCATTGTCAGTGCTGTGCAGGCATCTCTCATGATGCGAGCGCACTTTGCAGAGACAGATATCTAGGAGTTCAACGATGAATCCGAATCAAGCTCTTTCCGTCCTTGTACGCGATTGGATGAAGCGTCAGAAGCTCTGCACGCGAGCCGCTGCTAAGCGTCTCGGGATGGCCGAGATGAGCCTTTGGCGTCGCCTCCACGGTCATCGCCAGTGGCGCGCAGACGACCTGCAGCGCCTGTGCTACGAGGGGATCCGCATCCCGCACGAGATTTTCTATGCTCTCGTCGACGAGGAGGACATCTACGCATGAGCGAGCAGAAGAGCGTCGGAGAGTGGATGGAAGACGCACGCTGCAGGCGTCTTGGCCTGCCGACGGACATTTTTTTCGAGGGGCCGACGTATGACCCCATCACCGCCAAGCAGGCGTGCAGGAATTGCCCGGTCTGCCGCGAGTGTCTCGAGTATCAGCTTCGTTACGAGGCGCGCGGTACTGCGCAGACTGCGGGAATTTTCGGATGTCTGACCGCGGATCAGCGAGGCCCGCTGCGTAAAAAGCTCCGGGAAGCAATGAAAGAAGCAAGGAAGGGGAAGCGCTCATGAGCCGCGGGAAAGTCTACATTTCAGGCCCTATCACAGGGATTGACTTCGGGAATCGCTTTGCTTTCTCGTGCGCGCGCGCCTCGCTGGAGCTGTGCGGGTACGAGGTCGTCGACCCGAGCGAGGTTCAGCTCGACGACGATGCATCGTGGGCGGATTACATGAAGGCGGATCTGAAGCTACTGCTTGACTGCGAGTACATCCACATGCTCGAGGGCTGGGAAGACTCTAAGGGCGCGCGCATCGAGCGCGAGCTCGCAGAGAATCTCGGGATCGAGGAGATCGACCTCGACCAAGAGTATGAGCGTGCCAAGCAGCGCGCGGGCGAAGACATCGACATCGATGAATATTACGACCTGCAGATCACGATGGGATTCGCCGATGTCGCGAAGCGCCTCGCAATGGCGATCTCTCGTCTGGAGGAGGGGGAAGCCCGGTGAGCGGAGAAACTGTCATCATGATCGTCGGCAATTTGACCGCTGATCCGGAACTGCGTTGGACGCAGAGCGGAAGCCCGGTGGCTTCGTTCACGATCGCGTCTACACCTCGGTCTTTTGATCGTCAGTCTGGCGAGTGGAAGGACGGGGAGACCCTGTTCATGCGCTGCACTGCTTGGCGCGAGATGGCTGAGAACATCGCCGAGAGCCTTCGCAAGGGCATGCGGACTGTGGTGCGCGGGCGTCTTGTGCAGCGGTCTTTCGAGACCCGTGAGGGCGATCGTCGCACTGTCGTCGAGTTGCAGGCCGACGAGGTTGCAGTCTCGCTGCGTCACGCGCGGGCACAGGTGACGCGCACAGGAGGCCAAGGCCAGCAAAGCCAGCCTGCCGCGGCCTCTGGCTTCGCTCCCGCTTCCGGGGAGCAGGAATCTTCTACCGGCTCGGATCCGTGGGCGGAAGCAATGCTGCCCTCCGATCCTCCTTTCTAAGCGCGTAGGAGCGCTGAAAAATGATTGAGACCCTTTATCTAGTCATCCCTAAATCGCAGTGGATCACAGCGAATCTTCGATTGCATCCGATGGCTCGTGCGAAGCGTGTGCGCGCACTGCGCAGGCGCACGGCGATCGAAGCGCAGAAAGCAGCGATCTTCTCTTTCAAGGGACAAGTCCGTATCACGGCGAAGATCTACGCGCGGTCAGCGCGTCGCTTCGACCCGAATAACGCTGCTGACACGACGAAAGCGATGGTCGACGGCCTACGCGATGCGGGCGTTCTCGTCGATGACGATCACACGCACGTTATCGGTCCTGATCACAGGTGGGCGGGCGTCGATCGTGATCTCCCTGTCGGCGCTCACGCTATCGAGCTGATCATCACCGAGGCGGCAAGCGATGACTAAAAAGACTGATCGCGTCTGCCCGGAGTGCGGTGAAAAGGTCGGCGCGGGCATCGTTAGGCACCCGCGGTGCTTTCAAGAGGCGCTGGAGAGGCGCCTCGGGCCGGTCCCCAAGGCAAAGCTCGTGCCAGGGCGGATGTACCTACTGAACGGGGGACGGAGGTGAGGCAGGTGGAAGTGAAACGTGATCCGCGCGCTCCCAAGATTTGTGAGTCTTGCGGGGGCTTAATCAATCCGATCACAGGCGAGTGCAGATGCAGCGACTAGCAGAAAGACCCGAGAAAGAAAGGAGGAAGCCAGATGTCATGGGTACGAGTCAGCGACGACGCCATGTCTCATCCGCGTCTAATCGACGTGTATGAGGTAGAGGAAGCATCACAGACTAATCGCCTTGAGATCTTTGGCTTCCTCATGGGCCTATCGACGTACTCTGCGAAGCAGCTGACAGACGGGATCGTCGGTAGAGGTGTGGCTTACAGTCTCACGTCTCCCGATCACGCCGATCTGCTCCTGCGCGTCTGCGAGGCACTCGGTCTAATCGAGTGGGTTGAGGTTGAAGGGCAGAGGAAGATTAAGCTCTTCACCTCCGAAGATTTCATTCACCTACTGTCTAAAGCCGAGGTCGAAGCTCGTCGGAATCGCAGCCGTGAGAATCGAGATCCGAAGCTCAAGAGCGCTGTGATCTACCGTGACGGAGACATCTGCCGCTATTGCGGGGTTCCAGTCCGTTGGACCGGGCCGATCGGCTTCAGATACGGGACTCTCGACCACGTCGACCCGACGTCAGTCGGATCGGCAACCGTCGAAGGCCTCGTCGTCGCATGTCATCATTGCAATTCCTCGAGGCAGGAAGCGCGAGCCGAATTCGACGAGGCCCATCCGCTCCGCCCGGTCCCCGCAGACCCTTACTACAGTCAGTGGTCGGCAGAATTCCTCAATCGCAACGGATTTGAGGTCAAGTCTTCCTTGGAACCGCCGAAGAATATCTCCTCAGACGCGCAGACGAGCTGCGCTGTCCCGGGAGAAGCTCTGAGCGTTGATCCGGAAGGCACAGAGCGCGCACAAGCGAGGCACAGAGTCGATCCCGGCGAGACTGATCATCTCGCGTCCGCGGATCCTCACGCCACGCCGAGCAGCGCTCCCTCAGCCGTCGAGGTAGATCCCGGCGAGATCGATCATCTCGCGTCCGCGGATCCTTCAGGCGAACCACGGGAAATTCTGCCACCACCGGCTGTGAGTCCGAACCGAGTCCGAACTGAGTCCGAACTGAGTCCGGACTCTAGTTCGACCGTGAGGGGTATCAAAGCGAATTCTCTCGGGTCGGGTCGGGTCGGGTCGGGTAGTAACCGGGTAGAGACCGGGCAGAGACCGGGCAGGGCAGATACCGGGTCGGGTAGAGACCGGGCAGGGGAAGCGCCGCTTTCCCCACATGGCAAGTCAAGACGCAGACGTAAGAGGAAGTGACCTCAATGGGTGACTATTGCCCAATAACGGGAGAGCCCTTGCAGCCAGGGCAAACGGTCAGCAGGGGAGCGGTGCGGAAATTCCACACCTACATCAAGACGCTTCCCTCTCTTATGGCTGATGTGGATTATGCGATCGCGGCAGCTCGAGGAGACGGCGGAGGCGCACAGGCATGCATGCCCAAAGCTCCGGTGAATCTCGCGCTTCTCGACGAAGCAGCAGAGATGACCGATGCGATCAATACATGGGCAGCCGAGTGGTTGACCCACCTGTCGGGCGAAGCGCCTCGGATCTTCATCGCAGGGGACTGGACCTTCATCTCTCGGATCTTCGCCTGCCAAGAGGGGAAGATCTCCCGCTGGGATGACGCACCTGCTTGTATCGACGAGATTATCTACGTCCTCGACCGGCTCGAGTATCTGATCTCGAAGCCGTCGCCGACCGAGAAGATCATGATCCGCTGCAGCGCGTGCCAGCTCTTTTACTCGGTGCCGACTGTGAAACTAGCGAGCCGATGCCCATCCTGCGGGACACAGGTCGACACGAACGAAGGCAGGGACCGCTGTCTCGAGGCCCTCTATGACGTTCCTGTGTCTCTTGGCGAGGCAGTCCTTGCTTGCCGCTTGTACGGAGTCTTCTTGAAGATCGAGACCGTCCGGTCATGGGTGAAGCGAGGGCACCTAGCCGCGAGCGCGGAGACGTCGACCGGGAGGGGGCTTTTTACGCCGCGTTCAGTTGTTGAAGCTTTTTCAGAAAGGAATTACTGAGATGGATTTTCAATCGTGGGCTGAGCTTCGCGCGTCGCTTCGCGAGGCTTTGGATGCTCTGGAGACTGCTAAAGAATTGATTCCTTGGGAGGATTCGCACCTTTGCCCGGAGCGCGTGTCGCTGCGGTTGCGCAGTGCATCGGGGCAAGTAAGAGAGGCGTTCGCGCTTGTCGGCGATGTCCTTAAGGGAGGCGATGCAGCATGATTCCAGTGGTCGATCTTTTCGCGGGCGCTGGCGGTCTGACTGAGGGATTTGCGTCGTTGGTTGACGCCGATGGCCTGCCGGTATTTCAGCCGGTCATGTCGGTTGAAAAAGACCCGGATGCGTGTGAGACTCTGCGTCTGCGCGCGTTCCTCAGCCGAATCGCTTCTGCGGAGCCAGGGCTACCGTGGGAGTATGAGCAGTTTTTACGCGATCGCGATCCGCGAGCGCTGGATTCCTTGAAAAAGCGTTTCCCGATTGCGTGGAGTGGTGCTCGCTGCGAGGTCGTCGAAGCGGAGCTGGGGGATGCTGATCCGGTTTTGATCGAGATGGCTCGGATGCGGGTCGAAGCCGCATCCCCGTCTGGGGTGTGGGTGTTGGCCGGTGGCCCTCCGTGTCAGGCGTATTCGACTGCTGGCCGGTCTCGTCGGAAGCATGATCCGTCGTATGCGGACGATCCTCGGCTTCGGTTGTACAAGTCGTTTATGAAGTTTGTGCATATGCTTCGTCCTCCGGTTGTTGTCTTCGAGAATGTCGTGGGCATCTTGTCGGCGAAGGTCGACGGGGAGTCTGTGTTTTCGCGGATTGTTCATGATTTCAGGAGCGCTGGTTATAGCGTTCGTTCGGTTGCGGATCCGTGCCCGGAAGCTCCGCGTGATTACATCGTCGAGTCGGAAAAGTATGGAATCCCGCAGGCTCGGCATCGCGTGATTCTTCTTGCTGTCCGTCGTGGTCGAGGCTTGCACACGGGCGTCTTGCGTGAGCGCGAGCCCTCGACTGTCCGAGATGCGCTGGTTGGCATGCCGAAGCTCCACGGGGTTGTCAGTTATCCGCATGGGACGTGTCTTCCGCGTTTCGAGGAGTGGAAGAAGCTTGCGCCTGAGCCGATCGCAAAGATTGTCCGGGACGCGATGCTCGCTCCTAACGCGATCTTGTCTGAGGATAACGAGATTTGCCGCGGCCAGGGCAGACTCTCCGGATGGTACCGAGGCAAGCTAGATGACTCGAAGGCGCTTGAGGGGCACGCAGCTCGGACAGTGCGCACGGTAGATATAGAGCGGTATATGTTTGCCGCTGCCTTCGCGCAGGTGAAGAGCAGGTCTCCTCGGCTCGAGGAGATGCCTCGTTGCTTGTGGCCGAATCACGCGAACCTCGACGATATTGATGGGGACTCTAGGCCAGCTTTCAACGACCGATACTACGTGCAGGCATGGGGGAAGCCCTCGTCGACGGTCACGGCACACATTGCGAAGAGTGGTCATCATTTCATTCATCCGGATCCGCGGCAGAGGAGGAGCTTGACGCTCCGTGAAGCCGCGCGCCTCCAGACCTTCCCTGATGATTTCGTCTTCATGGGCACCAAGACTGCGCAGTTCCGGCAGGTCGGGAACGCTGTCCCTCCGCTTCTGGCGCAGCAGATCGCGCAGGTCGTCGCCAAGACACTCGGAGTCGACGCCTTCGGCTACTTCGACAGCCTCGAAGAAGAAGACAGTGAGGAGGAAGCGGAGGGGCCGAAGCTCCTCGGAGATACATTCTTCGACGCGATCATCGACTTCGCAGACAGTATCAATGACATGTTAGGTAAAGCGGCTGATGCTCTTGACAAATTCGCTGCACCTCGTTAGTGTGATATCGTAGCGTTACAGCTGTAGGAAAGCCTGTCTCGAGAGAAAACGAGGCAGGCTTTTCTCATACCCTCCGGGGGTCCCTCCATATATATGGGGGGAGGGTCTTTGGGTAGGGGTCATAGAAACATACCCCGGGGGGTGACGCTACGTTCTACGCCCGCCGGTGTGCGGGCTCGCAAGCCGACAGATCGAAGCCAAGCCTTCCGACAAACGACGGGAGGGCAGGGATGTCGAGGACGGGTACCGCGCAGTACTTCCACTGGAGGAAGCGAGTCCTCACCGAGGCGAAGAATCGCGGCGTGACGCATTGCCCTTTCTGCCATTGCCTTCTCGATTACGAGCGGACGCGACTGCCGAACTCTGCCGAGCCTGATCACATTCTCCCGGTCCGATGGGGCGGTAAAAATACGCTTGATAATGGTCGCGTGATCTGTCGCCGATGCAATCAGTCGCGCGGATCCAACGTCGCGCCGAAGCTGTCCGAGCCGCGACGATCGTCGGTTGATGTCGATTGGTAGTCGATTCGAGGCCTTTTCGGGGCTTTTCGCCGAAAACGGCCTTGTTGGAAACGTTGGAATTCCGCGGTTTTGGGGGCACCACCCCCTCCCCCCACTCTGGACTAGCGCCCACGAGGTATAGCGAGATACCCCCCCGTTATTTCGGGCTTCGACCTCGAAAACAGGTCGGAGGGCCTGAACGGTCGGGACGTGGTCGCGTGTGGCGTCTGCGGGGTATCTCAGGTTAGCGCTCGCGGCCTTTTGGCTTAAATAAACGGTTTTGGGGGTGTTTGGCGTTGGCGAAGAAGAAAAAGACAGACGAAACGAAGCCAGCTTTCGATCCCCAAGAAGCGCGCCTCCGTCTCCTCGAAACGACCCTCATGTCGATCGAATACGCGGATGCCGGGCAGCGTGCCTCCCTCGTGCGCGAAGCCAGGGCACTGATCACCGATATCGCAGGCGTCCAGAAACCACAGGTAGAAGCGGAAGCAGTGGAGGAGGGCAGCGCGGTTGTCAACTTCCAAGAACGACTGGCGAAACAGCGCTCAAGCTCCGCGTCTCCACGTCGCCGCCGATCGTCGGGCTAAAAGCTTCGGAACGATCGCCGGAGACTTCGCCTCACAATTCGGCCTGACCCCCGACGCTTGGCAGGACCTCGTCTTAGAAGACTGGCTCGCAGCCAATGGCCGCGACGAATGGAAGCACCCGATCGCAGGCCTCTCCCTGTCTCGCCAAAATGGCAAGAACGCTCTCCTTGAGATGCGTGAGCTTTTCGGCCTCGTCCTATTGGGCGAGAATATCCTCCACTCGGCACACGAGGTCAAGACAGCTCAAGCCCACTACCGGCGCTTCAAGGAATTCTTCGGCGTCAAAGCCAACGACGAGAACGCGCGGTATCCCGAGCTGAACGCAATGGTCGAGCAAGTGCGAAACGTCAACGGCCAAGAGGCCATCATCCTCAAGACAGATCCTGAGAAAGGTTGGCACGGAGGCTCTCTGCGCGTCATCGCCCGATCGAAATCGTCTGGTCGTGGTTTTACCGCCGACCTCATCGTCCTTGACGAGGCGCAGGAACTGACCGAAGACGCTCTCGAAGCCCTCACCTCGACAGGCTCTGCCGGTCACCTTGGAAATTCGCAGGTCATCTACACAGGTACTGTCCCCGGACCTAATGCGAATGGTGCGATTTTCGCGCGCATCCGAGACCAAGCTTTATCGGATCATCCCGGCGCGATGTGCTGGCATGAATGGAGTCCCGACCCGGATGCTCCGGTAAATCTGGACGATGTCGAGCTGTGGAAGGCGACGAATCCCGGCTTCGTCGCAGGCCGCATCAAGAAGGCTTTCATCGAGCTAGAACGCCAGACCCTAAGCGACGAAGGCTTTGCTCGCGAGCGTTTGGGCATGTGGCCTGCGCACGCGGGCGCGTCGCGCGCGATCGACCCGACAACGTGGACAGCGTCCACAGCTGACGCTCCGGCAGATGGCATCCGCAGTTTCGCTGTGGCTTTCAGCGCTGACGGTAAGCGCCAAGCCCTCGCAGGAGCACTCAAAACCGGCAAGGGCCTCGACACAAAATTCCATATCAACGTGATCGATACGTTTACCGGGGCAACAGATGACGGCGTATCAGCTGTGGCCTCGTGGCTCGCCGATCGCAAAGATCGGGCCGCGCAAATCAACATTGTCGGCGGCTCCGGAGCGCTTGCCTTGGCGGATGCTTTGGAGGCTCGAGGCGTCTCGAAACGACTCGTCCACATCATGACCACCAAAGAGTACTTCCAGTCTTGCTCGCTGCTTTTCGAGGGCCTGCGGGATGGGCGGATTACTCATCCCGAGGGCGATCCAGAAGACGCTCTCAATAGCTCCGTGGCCGTCTGCGATAAGAAAATCCGTTCGCGCGATGGCTCATGGGGCTGGGAAGCCTCCACTCCGGACGGCGATGACACACCGCTCGAGGCAGCGTCTGCAGCCGTTCTAGCAGCCAAGACAACCAAACGTCGACCCGGTAAGAAAGCGAGGGCACTTTGACCGCGAAGAAATTCATGATCGCGACGCCAGTCGCTTTCCAGACCCCGAACGTGCTAGGGCTCACGGGTCCCGAGCTTGAGGCCCTTGGTCAGCTGATCGAGCTGTGGCGAGGCAAGCAGCCG